AGACGGAGCGCACTTTCATAACGTTGGAGGTAACGAGCATTTAAGGTTTAATTTGCATAATATACATTCGGCTCGTGCGCATTGTAACCAATACGATAGCGAACATAAAAAACGATATCCAGAGGGAATAAGAAAACGATATGGGGATGAGTACCTAGAATACTTACAAAACGGTATTAGGCACGAGTTTAAAGAACTTAAATTAACTGAATCGGAGATATACGATAAACTAAAAATAGTAAGGAAGTTAAACAGGAATTTTAGCGCGTATAGTTTAACCGATCCAAAAACCGCACGAACTTACTTTAACCAAATAATAGGAATATATTAACATGAAAAAAGAATTATTATCACGCTACACTAAAATAAGCGAAGTATCAGAAGTACTAACTGGTAATCGTACCGCAATTAGAACGGACGGAAGAAGCGCAAAGAAGCACGAGAAAGAACATAAAAAAGCCTTGAAAGATATAGAGATGTTCTGGGCTAAATGGGAAAAAAAGTATTTATATTAACAACGATAAAAGCATGATAACAAGAATAGAATATAACAAAGCATTAGACATTGTTGAATCCTATCATAAGCAATTACTTAAAGATAGTATTATCTTAAGAGATTTGCATAAAACTGATTGGACGAAATGGGATAAATTATACACACGTTGTTCTACTAGGTTGAGAAATATAATATTAGCAAACCCAGATTTTTATTTGGAGGATATGTCCTATAATTTATTCATGCAGTTTAGAAACTCAGGTGATAAAACTTGGAATGAATTTATTGAGTTACGAGGTAGATAACACTAAAAGCAATACACCAGACAAGGTAGTGCTAGCCGTTGCGAAGAACCGTAGAAATTTTATCTTGCGTTGTCTAACGGCTAGTTCTTTGTCTTGCTCTCGAACGTGGTTTTGTAATAAATCGGATTCTTTTTTTAGTAGCTGGATTTGATCCTCCGTTAATTCGTTTTGAGTTTCCAGGTTAACGATAACTCTACGCAGTTCAATGACTATACTATCATGATTAATACCTAGTTGAGCGTATTCAATCAATAGAACGTAATCAGAGTAGCAAATATGTTTAACGGTGTCGCAATCGTTTAAGGATGCTTGCCCCGATACTATCGACGGCTGCGTAATTCCTAGCAATATGAGCAGACTTAACCGAGTTAATAATAGAGTCGTTTTCGCTTTCATAATCTTTGATTTTTAGTTCTAACATATCCCGTTCTTGTTTCAGGATAGTTTTTTCGTTTTCTAAACGTTCGTACTTAAACCTTAATTCTCTGACCTTGTTTAATAGCTCTAATCTTGATTCTAAGAGACTTTCTTTTTCTTTTGATATACTTGTATAGATCATCGTAAAAACTACTGTTAAAACGATTATAATCGCGTAGGGGATATATTTACGCATTTTCGCTACGGTTTTGTTGCCACTTCATACCAACAGCTGCTGCTAATATACCTAAGTAACCTGTATGCTCGCTAGGATAAATAAAAGCGAATATCAACCCTCCTAAGATTAAAGTATAAAACCCTAACCTCATAACGCTATCTTTGTTTTTGTGATCTTTAAAAAATGTCATATATCACTGTATTCTAATTCAGCATCAAAGCAAGGACAAGACTTAGATACGTTTGGGAAGTCTCTGTGTCCTTTTATAACTGCCTGCGGGAATCTTTGCTTTAATACTATTAATAAGTTTTTTAAAGCTTGCTTTTGTTCTTTAGTTCTGTTATCTTCTGCTTTGCCTTGTTCGTCTATTCCCCCCTCATAACAGATACCGATTGACTCGTTATTAAATCCTCTAACGTGTGCGCCTGGAGTCTTTAAATCTCTACCTAAGAAGATAGCACCATTTCGACGTATGTAATAATGATAGCCAATATCCGACCAACCACGTTTTAAATGCCAATCGCGCACCCTTTCAATTGGAACGTCCATAGATGGTTTTGTCGCTGAACAATGAATTGCAATGTAGTTTATTTCTCTCATGATTTACGGTTTTTATTCATTTTTTTATGAATTACCTTTCTATTTTTTCTAATCTTTTGTCGTGTTCTTCTAACTTAACATCGTGCCGATTAACCAAAATTGTTAACTTTTCATTGTTAGAACTCAACCTAGATTGAATTTCATCAATATCTCTGTGCTTATATAGACTAATTTTTCTATCTCGATTATAAATGTATAATAGCAATACGATAATAATTCCAAACAAAGAGCCCACAATTGCAATTGGAATCCAATTTCCAGTGTTTGCTTCGTTTATTATTTTAACTACCTCCTGAGCTTGTTCTTTGTTCATTTTATTTTAAATTTATAATCCCAATAGGTTTTTAAGTTGGTTTAATTGTTCGCTTGTTATTGTTGATAAATCAAAGTTATCCATTGAAACGGCTTCTGGTTTTGTAGGGTCATTAAAAACTATCTCACGGCTAATTCTATTTTCTCTAGTTGCTTGTGCTTCTGTTTCGCAATTATGTACATCAACGTGCCAACTATCCGAACCATTACCTTGTAGTTTATATGTGTGTATTTTTATCATATTTCAAACGTTAGTAGTATAATTATTTTGGCTGCTGTTGGGTTAGTTGTGTAAACTGGCGTATCTAATCTTACCCATCCGTAAGACTCCGCAACCGATACCGATTTAGTACCTACGTATTTATTGTTTCTAGCGTCGAACATTACAGACCCGCTTAAAAGCTCCTCGTTTGCTCCATCATTCCAAACAAAAGAAACGTCAGCCGCTTCAGAAGTTGCAAAAGCACCACCAACGTATGAAACAATTGAATACCCTGTTAGAGTTCCTGCTGGAATGGGCATTTTTACACTACTGTTAGAAGTGTTCCCCATAGCTGTGCCCGCTGTTATAAAGTAATCAGAACTATCCGCTAAATTTGTTCCAGATGTATGACTGAACATGATGACATTTGTATTGGCACCTCCAGAACCATTTGCGGCTACTGTTACGCGCCCCTTAGCGTCTACGGTAATATTTGCATTTGTATAGCTTCCTGCTGTTACTCCGCTGACATCTAAAGTTGGATTCGGATAAGTACCAGTTAAATCTCCACCAGCCGAACCCGTTGGCGTTCTTGAATCGCTTAACCTTGAATCGTTACCCTCACAAACTTCACCCGCTGAACTTCCAAAGTTTTTATTAAAAGCCGTGTTTTCTGTAAAGTCTGCTTTCGCTCCTATCTCCGCTGGCGTTGGGAAAGTCATTACTACATCTGTAGCCGTACCCCCTACACCGTCACCCGTTACCGTATCAACTCCACCAGTCGCTCCCTCTGGTACATAATCTAAAGCGCTCCATACGTCTACACCATTAGCGAATTTAAACCGTGGTTGGTCTGTTGCTGAATAGAATAAATCGGAAGTTACTAAAATAGTCTTATTAGAGTAAACCGTAGCATCTAAAGCCCAAGCCGCTGATGTTTGAGTTACCACATTACCTTGTATATTTATCGTTGGCATTATCTTAAATTTATTGTTATATCCGTACCGTCTACCGTTACATTCTCACCAGTATCTACACCATCGAAAAATAAATCATAATCGTAAGTCGCAGTAGTATATGAGTAAGTTCCACCGCTAGGAACGTTTTCTAAAAATATTCCGTTTTCGAATATGGAAACTGGCGCGCATTCAGAAGGGGGAGGTGTTACCCCAGCCATAGGGATAGCGCATTTATTGTATCTAAACCCTTGTTTAATCTTTAAATCAACCCAACATCCAGTTACTAAATCGTCCCAGTCATCCTCGAATGTTTGAATACTTGTTGATTTGATTAAATTTAATTCGGGATAGTTTAAATCTTTAGCCCAAAAGGAAAGCAAGTCTGTTGCACAGTCTATCATGTTAGACTTTGCTTCTGTATAGTTAACCGTTAATTGGTCTTCTTCTCGGTCTTTTAAAGTCGCTACTTGTTGAACAAAATAAACCCTAAAATTAAACTCAAAGTCTCTATCATTAACCGTGCTAGAAAGGTCTTCTACCCACATAACAGGATAGTTAAACCAATCTTGCTTAGAGTGTTGAGTTAACTTATAAGCCTCACCGTTTCCGAATGTTTTTATTTGATGATGAGCTTCCGCGAACTCTTCGTTTAGGCTTATTATTTTGTTGTAGGTTAGCATAATATTCAACTATCTTTTTATCAATCTTTTTAAAACTACTCATCTGGATTGGTTGTATAAAGGTATTTATTACACTTAGGCATAGCGGTTGATCCTAAGAAAACTGAAGTAGTAGGCTTTGCGCTCTCTGGCAATAAATCGTCGCTCTCTGACGTTATTAAGTACAAAGGGTATAAATCTGTATTAGCGCAAAGATAAGCCGTTAAACGCTCGCTAAAATACTCTGCTTTCTTTTTAAACCTATTCTCTACTCTTGCTAATTGCTTTAAGTCTACTGGATTGCTAAAATCTGAACGCTCTGTAGAAGTTCCAACGTTACGCATTTTAAATAATAACGATACTTGCAACTCGTACACAACCCAATAAAGTAAGGAGTCCGCAATATAATCGTTAACTAAAGTTAAATCGTCTCCCGCTAAAGTTGATGCTACAACCTTACTATTAATGTCGTCGTATAGTTGAGTGCCTAAATACGCTTCGATATACTGCTTTTGACATTGCCAAATAGTAGGCTGTATCAACTTCATGTCTACGTTATCGTCTATAACGCTATTCTCTTTTACGTACTTCTCTGATATAAATAAACCTCTTGCCATTATATTAAACCTTTATCAATCTTATATTGAGTCCTTAAACTCTTCGCTTCTGAGCTGTGTGGGCGTTCTATTATAGCCTCCAAAGTCATTTCCAACAAATCATTTTTAGCTTTTAAACGTTGGTAACTACTTACCTTCTTCTTACTAATCTTTGTTCCCATATATGTCTACAAAACGGTACGTGTCTAGCAGGTTTTGAGCCTTCTATCGTTCTCCATCCTCCGCGCGTTGTAAATACGTCCATCTTTCTACCGCCAGGATAAGTCATTCTATTATTCATTAACTTAATCTCTTCTAGCGTCCACGATCTAGTACGGCTTTGTCTAACCATATTTTTGCAGAAGTCTCTAGTTGTGTCGATAATATCACCCCCACTTACATCGTTTCGCTTTACATATTTGTAAACTACAAAAACCTCATCCTTCTTAGACTCTTCTTCTCCGCTTTGCGTTATATCTCCGTCATCCGTTAAATAGCCTTCTTCGGTTAAGTTAACGATTGATTCGTTATATTTTTCTTCGCTAATCTTTAAACTCTTTTGTATGTCCGATGGTTTAGCACCGCCAATTAAAAGTTTAAGAATTGAAATCTCTATCTTTGTAGCGAATTGTTGCTTATAATCTTCTTCTTTACTAAAAGCGTCTTCTGTTCCTAAAATTGGAATTTGCCTAGAATCGATAAACTCTAGTTCGTCGTCATTTATACCGCAGTTAGAAAACTGTTGTATTAGTTTTTCATCTTCAACCTTTTTTATCTTAGCTTTAGCATAACGTTTCATAGCATCACCGCCCCAAGCATCATACATTAGTCCACCGCATCCCTCAGAATAAGGTACATCCTTATTTTGTTCATGTCTACTTAAAAAGCTAAACGCCCTTTTTATAGTTTCTAAGCTTATAGGCTCACGGTTTGCTAATTGGTTCGCTCTTATCTTTCCTACATCTGTGCCGCAAGAACCCCAACCGTTATTATCTGCCCATTCTAAAGCTCTTTTTGCGTTTGACGTTGCGCCCTTTGGATAATCTGTATAGCTCTCAAAATATTCTTCTTTTGATTGCTTAACATAAGTTGCTTTAGGTTGTGGTTTTTGTGCTGGATAACCTATTCTTTCGCGTCTTTCTTCTATTGTTAGTATTTCTCTTATTTCATTCTCTGAGGCTTGGGCTGTCGTTGGTCGCTTTTTAACTATCACAACCTTACCTTTAATCTCGTTGAAGTGAGCAACGTTAGTAAAGTAATCTTCAAATATCTTTTGTTTAGAGTCTACGTAGCTATTTTGCCATTCCTCAACCGCTACCCTCTTCTCGTCTGCGTTATTGCTCCATCCGCTATCACCTTTTAACCCTGCTATAACTGGATCAACTCCATGCCCTGTGTAAATTTCGTCGCGTATAGTGTTATTTAAGTTGATAAATCTATCATCTTGTCCATTGGCGTTAAGTGGTGTAATGTCTACCGCGCTATCTTTATCCTCGTTGAAAGATTTAATAGACTTGCCAGCGTTATCCGTACCGTGCAATACCGCGTCAAAATTAGCGACTATATCGCGCTTTTGCTCTTCGGTAGGATCACCGTTATAAAAATTAATTAAGTACCCACTTGTAAACCCGTTTTTAACGTTGTTTATAGTGAAGTTACTTATTTCGTAATCCGCGGCAATATAAGGAACGCTCGCCAGGTAGTCAGGTAAAGGATAAACTCCTAAATCTGGTCTATACTCTTTATAATAGAATAAGTATCTTTTGTTTTTATCTGGTGTTTCGTTAGGGTTAAATTCCTCAAACTCTACGAAGTCTTCATTATTGTGCGGCTTTCTAGACGACCAATCGGAAGTATAATAGTAAGTAGGTCTATTCCAATCTTGCGCTTCTTCATTCCAAACGGGCTTAGATACGCGGATATTTGAAAAGTCTATGTGATACGGTTCTACCTTATTACCCCCTTTATTAAATACCATCTCGTTAGCAAACCCACCAAAAATAGATAGGTCACTTACAGACCTCTCAAAAACTTTAGAGTCTTCTAACTTAGCAACAAAACCGCCAAGCTCTATTTTGTCTTGGAGACTTAAACCAGCACCGCCAAAGTTTAAACCTTGTCCTTTAATATAAGAACACTTCTTATTGATTATAGCGTTGTTCTTAGGGCTTGAATTATAAAGATGAATTAAATAGTCAGGATATCTATTTTTCCACTCGTCATCGTTTCCATATAGAACCCAATCAACTGTATTACGTTGCTTAAACTCTGGCGTCTTATGAGCGTCAAACTTCAATAAATCAACCCCGTTAAAAAAATATAAATTAGAAAGGCTCATGTGCTATATAAGTTACGTTAATTTCGTGTTCTATGTATTGGTTTGTAGAAAAGTCCGCAAGTATCATTATCCCTCTTTCGACTATCGCACCGCTTAAATCGGGGTCTAAATTCGTTGTACTCTCTTGTTCTCTTATTGTATAGTGATATCTTCCAGCGTTGAATAAAACTAAAGAACTATTTAGCCTATCGTCTACACCTTCAGTAATATTAAAAAGGTTTGCTCTAGTTCTAGCCGCTCCAGGTGTACTTTGATCCGCACAAATACAAGTATTCGACTGCTTAGTTAAATCACTCGTGAACTCAAATAAATAAGTAGGGCTACTTATCGTCGTCTTCTCCGCTAGAGTCAGTACTACGTTTTGCGTTTCTTGTCCCTTTTTTAGTCTTATTTGGCTCATCCTCAAAAATATTTAACCCTAATTTCTTATACAGTTCTTCTTTTCCTTCTTCAATCAAAACCATTCCGACTTTAGAACCGTGTCGAACTCCTATAAATTCCTTTTTAATTTTCATCACAATATACAAAAAAGGAGGTAATTAACCGTAATTAACCACCTCCTAAAGTTAAACAAAATTAAGCAATAGTTAAACCAGCTACTACGGCAGCATCTACCGTATAAGGCGGGTTACCTGAACGCGCTGTAAAAGTCAAAGTATGACCGTTGGCGTCATTCATAGCTGTTCCAGTTTGACCAGTAGCACCGTTTAAATCTGCGCCCTTGTCAATACCTATAGCCCAATATAAACCGTTATTGTCTTTTACGATAATAACGTTAGGTTTTCCAGCGACTAGCTTAAACTCTACGAATTTAGCCGCGCTCATTTTCATCATTGGAATAGTTACAACCGTTTCATAGACTTGGTTGCCATTCTCTTTACTCATTGTCGTAACAAAGTTAGCCGCTTCTTTTTTCATATAGTATCTATAGAAATTAGTAAGCGCAACTTGTGTTAATGTAGTGATCTCACCCGCAGTAATTACGGTAGCAGTCGCGTCGATATCGGTAAATTGAGTTAACAAAAACTCGCCTTGTTCAATACCTCCTAAACCATCTTCGCACTCTTCGGTGAAACCAGTAGTTAATACACAGCTCATATTATTTTTATTTTAAATAAAGGGGGAATCTCACCCCCTCTAATTATTATCTATTTTCTATTATGGTACTAAAGTAAACTCTACTACTTGCTCAGTAAAGAAAACCTGACAACCTCTTGTCCAATCAGCGTCTACCAAGATTTTCTTGTTAGTTACTGGATCAAGTCGGTATTCAAAATCTCCGTCGTTTTCTCCGTCCATACCGATAACTAGGTTAGTTGGATAAGTGATAAACGCACGGTTCAAAGTTCTCAACCCGTAAGTAGGACGTAAACGCATAGTAGTACCGTAGTACAAAGTATCTCCATCTTGCGATACGTAGTGGTACAAGTTAGCTGCTTTCAATGCAGAAATATAAAGATCGTACCAAGTAGTTGGAATGTAACAAACTACGTCATCACGCTCTCTCAACTCCTCTGTACGTGCTAACCACATATTCTCCAATACAGTTAAGATGTTTGCAGCAGTTACACCAGTTGCAACCGTAATGCCTCCTGTGTTACCGTTAACAGCTGAACCAGCATCAATAAGTTTAATCCAACCGTCATAACGCTGTAAGTTTACTGTTCCAGATGCAGTGTCTCCTTGCCAATCTGCTACGTCAGTAGCTTGTAACCACTTCTTAGATTTCTCTTCAAAGTAGATAGCAGCAATCTCTTCTGGCATTACTTGCTTGCCTTCCATTGTACCTTGGCGCAATAAAATTTGCGTCCACTTGTTACGAAGATCGTTTAAACATAAATCCTCGCTTACCGTGATAGGTGCAACAGTGATCGAACGATTAGTAAAAGTAGTAGTTCCGCTTGCAGTACGTGAGCAGTTATCTCCATCTTGGAATACTACGTCAGTCTCCATGTAGTGAAGGTTGCTAGTACCTTTTAATCCTACTTGTTTTGTGGCTTCTCCAGCCGTTAATTCTGGTGATACTTGTAACTCACCAATCAAAGGAAAATCTCTATCCTCAATATATGCCGCTAAGGCTGATACATCAAAACTCATTTTTTTCTATTTTAGTTGTTTTGTAAAAATATGTTCCCTTTTTTCTCTTTCTTAAAAGGGTTGAATTGTTTCTTAACTGGCTCTTTGCTTGGCTCGTCAAGTAACGTTTTAAAAACCTCTTCCGAGAAGTCTTTAAGTTTTTTGAACTCGTCTTTTGCTTCGCCTTTGTTTTCTGTAAATTCAGCTTTTAAAGCTTCATTTTCTTCTTTCAAAAACTTAACAGTCTCCTGAAGTTCTGCGATCTTCTCGAAAATCTTTTCCGATTCGATACGCTCAATAATCTTTTTAACTTGCGCTTGCTCTGGTGTAGATTTGTCAGCCATTGGCTCTTCTTCAACCACTACTTCTGGCTCGTTAATCGCTGCGATAACTCCCGCTTCTTCGATAACGATAACTCTGCCGTCTTCTAGTTCATGCTCACCTACTGGCGCAGGCTGTGGTTCACCGTCTAACATAATTACTGCCGCTGCCCCAACTTCTACTGCTGGTTCGATAGTTAACTCTGTCTCACCGTCAACTAGCAAAACGCTTTCGAAGCCCTCTTTTTTAGGCTCTTCGATCTTCGCATCTTCTTCTTTGTTGAAGAAAGAAACTACTTTATCTTTTAACTCTTCTTTAGTCATATTTGTTTTTATTAAATCCTTTAACTTATTTGCGAATGTCTCCGCAGGACGTTCAAAGAAACGCCCCTCTATTGAGAACCCTTTAAAAGTTCCCTCTAGTACTTTATTCCACACGTCGTCATTTTCTACCTTCATAGAAATAAACCACGAACCGTCAGGCTCTTGCTTAAATCCTTCAGGAGCTTTAATGCCACGTTCTGAATCAATGATAAAAGACTCACATACAAAAACACCTTCTGCGAACTTACCGCTTTGGTGCATTTCGTTTGTGTTAGTCATTAAGTTGTTACGGTGAAAGTTGAGCCATATCTTTTCAATATTGCCCTTTCTGAATGTTACGTTATAGTAACCTCTTCGCTCGTCGTATCTAGGTATCTCTAAATCCGCTATCATAGCGTAGCCCGAAACAATACGTCTTTCTTTAGATTGTATCTTGAAATTTTGGTGCTTATTAAAAGCTATCCAATCCGACTCAATAGCTGGTTCGTCTACTAAAGCAATTTGAAACTCCTTTTGATCCCCATCGGGGATATCTAAAATAAATAAGTCCATACGTCTACTAAACGATAACAGAATTACTTATGTACTTTTTTTGATAGATTATACAAGAATCCCCTTACCCCTTGCATAATAGATAGAGATTGTTTAATCAAAATAGATTAACTCACATAGAAAGCATTTGTACCCCTTACGTTATTTTAAACGTGCCGATTAGCATTATTACGGCTTTCTACTCGGTTTTATATTCAACTTAAAAAAGTCCTGCAAGTCCTCGTTGATAGGTTTGGATCAGAGCGAGAATTTTAAAACCGTCTTTCTATGTGTAACTAAATCGTTTCTGAATTGGGTTTGTTTTTTATACGGTTGCCCCAAGGTAAAGCCGTTGATTCGGTTATTATGTATTTTATCGGTTACTTTTAATAAATAAAAGACGAGGGAAGCTAACCGAAAACCCCACCATTACGTGCAAGCCCTCGAGTACAAATATACAAAAATATTTTAAATAAAAAAACGCCCTACCGAAGTAGGACGCCAAACTATGAGAACAAAATCAATTTATGAAGTACAAATATAATAAATTTAATCAATTAAAGCACGTATGTTAATAGTTCTTCTATCTACTTCTCCGAATCTTTTATGGTACGTTATAACTTTACTGTCTCTACCACTTAACCAACCTCCACGACTAGCGTAAGCATCTTTAGCCGCTAACGTTCTATGCTGCTCGATTATCATTAGGTTAGTTTCTTTTACTTGCATATTATGTAAGTGCCCCGTATGAGCATAGACATTTTTAGACCTTCCAAATTGCTCTTTGAACTTTGCAGTAAATACTGTGTCAATGTTGTTTAATTTTCTTTTGTGTCCGTGATGATAGAATAATACAGTTTCGCCCCATTCAATACAATAATACGGATCGGGGCTAGTGTCTATTATAACGCGAGGCTCGTTCTCGTAGAACGCTGCAAACATCTCACGTAACCAAATAGAGCTGGATTCGTCATGGTTCCCCTCTGCCATTATTACGTTAACGGTTTGATACTTGTCTAGTAACATATTTATTACTTGCCTAGATACTCTTATAGCGATTCTAACAAGTTTGCTAAATCTAGTGTCAGCGTCTAGAACGTGCTTACTTTGAGGTGTTACGGCTAGTATTCCATCCCAATGTAGAAAATCCCCAAGTTGAGCGAAAATACAAGTACTTGCAAAAGGGCTATTGGTTATAGCATAACGGAAGTAATTCAATAAAACTTCTTCGGCTATTTTTAAATCCCAATCCGCACCAGTTTCTTCTCCCCATGCCATCATACCCAGGTGAAAGTCTGTTAAGGTATATTGATTAATCAACTCGCTCTCAACGATAGACATTTTATACTCACGAGGCTTAACGGGTTTAATGTCTTCTATTAAAGCCTGTACTGCTTCTCTAGCTGCTTTTAGTCTTGTTTCTTTGTCGACTTCGGTCTTAGTCCATTCCATGACTAAATTGCCGTCAGCGTCTTTTAAAGTTGATTTGCCTTTTATAATTAAATGCTCACCTCTTATTCGGCTTAATTCTGCCTGCTGCTTAGGAGTTATAAAATACTTCGGATTGCCCTTTTTAGGTTTCTTCTTAATCTCAAAGCCCAACGCTTTAGCCTCTTCGTTGTTAAGTCTAACTCCTGCTCTATTCATAGTTTTGAATTTGCAACTAAAATACAAATATTTTTTGACTTAGCCGAAAGTAGCCTGTTGCTTTATATTAGCAACCGTATCCTGTGTATTGGTTATGTCTTGTTCTAGTACGTAAACTTTTTGCGGTATATCTAAGAAAGTACTACCCGAATCGAATTGGTTATTATCTGGCGCATCTTGTGCTGCTCCTTCTGTGTCTGGCGCATCTATTTCACCGCCTCCGCTTATATTTCCTATACTAGGGCTAGGAGCGCGCAATATACTTGCGACTTGGGCAAACGCTCCCAATACCGTAGCAATTTGAGAAACGATAAATAAAGGTGTAGCAACTACCGCACCAGGTCCAGTGGCGGCAGCAGCAGCCGTTGCACCAGCAATAGCCGAACTAATAGCACTTGCCGTATCGATAGCAACTTGTGCAACTGCGAAAGCTTTCCTAATTTGCTCGTCTCTCTTTAATCGTTTACGTTCGTTAGCAGATAGTTTCTCTCCTGCTTGTTCTTTTGCTTTTATCCGTTCTATTTCAGCACCAAAAGCTAAGTCATTAATAGCATTTAAAGAGTTTAAAGATTGTTGTGCAAACTCTATTTTTGATTCGTTAAGGGCTTGTTCTTCTGCTATTCTATCTTGAATGTTTTGCGCTTCCTGATCTTTTAAAGCTTGCTGTGCTTCTAGTTCTTGTTGTCTAAAATCGTTACGAATATCTAATAACTCTGCTTCTCTCGCTGCTTCAAGTATGGCTATATCTTCTCCGTACTTTTCAGCCTCCGCAATTAAAGCAAAATACTTATCTCTAACTGCGTTCTCTTGTTGGTCTTGTTCGGATATAAACCTATTGTTATACTCGTTTTCAATAGCTTCTACTTTGTCGTAGAAATCCATTAACGCTTTTGTCTCTTCTTGTATTCGTTTAGTCCTAGCGTTTAACGCTTCTTGGTCTTTCTTCTCTTGTTCTTGTCTTAATTTATCCGCTTCCTGCGATCGTTTCTCGCGCTCCTTTTTTTCTAACCCTGTTATTCTAGCTTCTGCAAGTCTTACCGCGTCCTCGTTCTTCTTTAATAGTTCTTGCGCTTCGTTGTTTAGTCTTTCAAGATCAACACCTCTTGACTTCATTGATTCGATAAACTGCTCCTCTGACTGTCCAGATAGTTCCGCTTGTAGTTTATAGTAGTCTATCCATGATTGAATTTTCTTTTGGTTAGCGTCTAATACGGCTTGCGTTTTAGCCAATTCCTCTTTTAGAATCTGTTTGCTTATTTTACTTGACTCTTCGCCAGACGCTTCTATTATTTCCAGTTCGGTTTCTAAGGCTGAAATTTTATCATTAGAGGCTTTTATTAAAGCGTCCCTCTCCTCTTCTATTTGCTTAATTCTTTCTTTATGCGCTTTAGCGTTTTCCTTTTGCCTTTTCTCGTTTGCGGTCATGGCTTTGTTTTCACCATCTTCAATTTCTCCAAACAAAGCTTCGTAGGCAAGAATTAACCACCCAATCGGGCCTAATAATAATAGGATAGTGTCACTTAAACCAGCGAACGATTTTATGGTGTCTTTAACCCAATTGGAGACTTTTTCAAAATTAGAAATTAATAGACCTAATCCAACGACTATTAAACCTATTCCCGTAGACGCTAGCGCTATCCTAAAAGCTTTCAAAGCCCCCGTAGAAGTTCCGACAACAGCAGTATAAAGCCCCTGCGCTGCTGCAGATGCCTTAGTAGCTATAGCGTCTTTAATCTTAAATATTAAACTTTCTTTATCTAACGAGTTTAGTAACTTACGGGCAGATTGTACGCCCTCAATAGCACCCTTAAACGCCATTGATACACCTAACGCGGTTTGTATGCTCGCGGCTATTTGTTCCATTGTTTCGGACTCACCACCAAGTAAAACGAACGCACTGGTAACATCTCCAACCGCACCTGCTACACTTCCAAGTTCAGAAGCTTGTTGTTCAACGTCTAAAGCCTCGTAACCTAGCTCCAAGTTCTTTAGCTCCTTGTTGTTCCTTACTAACTCCCTACGTAAATCCTCGTACTGCTTCGTACCTATTTCGGTTTTAGAGAGTTCTTCGTTTACGTCTTGGACTCTTTTCTCTAAATCCGCTAAAGTCTTAGGAGCGTCTCCAGCGTCGAGGTTTAACTTAAATGCTACGTTTTCTGCCATCTTAATTTTCTATTAATAATATGTTAAAATCGACTGTTACACTTGGTGTTTGTGATCCTTTCGCTAAAAAGCCTATGTCGGTAAGTTCGGGGAATTTTACAGGATCGGGAAAGCTTCGTGTAAAAGGTGCTGCAAGTCCTATCTCTTGGAACTTTAACAGCATAGCTGAATAAGGAGCGGAAGTCTGCAAAATATTTTCCCGTAAGAAAAAAGCAAAGTCAACCGTTTTGCCAGAGTCAAGCGTGACCGTATAATCTAGTAGGTAAGCGGTAAACCCTAAAGGCACCGTGTATGCGCCTATCTGCGATTGAGATTTGGCTATGTTTGTGGTTTCAATAACCCCCCAAACCCCAGAAGTTGAAGACCTAACTTGTATAGTTCCTACATGAGATTGAGTTGATGCGGTTGCGTAAGTTCCCGACTCTGATACATAAATTCGGAAAATCCTTATCCAAGTACCTGCAAAATTTGCGCTATTTGACACGCCGTTTGTCGCAACGGATGCCGTTTGTAAACTTCCGTCTGCAGCAATACCTTCAATGGTTACTTCTCGCGCACCTATACCGCCTGCTGTATCGCTGGCGCTAGTGCTTCTCAAAAACAATGTTTCTGGTGCAGACGCTTGAGGAGTTTGATAAATCCCATTTATAGAAATAGGCACGTAACTTGAAGATAGTGAAATATTAGCCCCGAACTTATTTATTAATGAAGCTCCTGGTACGTTCCCTTTTGAAACCTCAATCAAATAATCTGTTGATCCGAAATAACTCATAATTAAATTATAATAAAATTAGTGCCGTCGTATTGCACGGCTGCATTATCGTATATTCTTGTAATGTTTATAGAGGATGAACCATCAATAGTTCCACCTAAAATTGAAATTATAAACTGATTAGTCGAAGCAACCTTTTTAAAATTCCATACTTGCCCCTCGGTGTATACCTCGCCTACTAAATTAAATGTCATTGTTATGTCACCTCCAGAAGTATCACCCATATAAGTTAAAACGTCACTGCTAACAGTTTGGCTAGTCGTAACCGTTTCAACCGCTGTAGGTAAGCTTATTTGATCTGGGTTAACCTTTTGACCTCCGATATAAGTTACTCCCGATTCCGTTACCGTTACACCGTCAGTATTAATTAACACAACGTCTGCTAACCCTGCGGATATTACGTTATTGTTAGAGTTTAGTAAAGTCGCACCATCGACACCAGAGTAAACTTGGTTGCCATCGCCTTTGATGCTTACGTTAGTCGCTTTAATACTTACAAAGTTGTCCTCTCCCGTTACTTCATTAGTGCGCGCGTTGTAGTTGTTGCCGTCTTGTTGCGGGCTTTGTGTAATGCCTTTTAATGGGCTAAACTCTTGTTGGTTAACTTCTCCTCCTGTTGTACCGTCGTCTGTTTGAGGTTCAAAAGGACTACCCCCACCATCGGCAGGAGTTAAAGTAGGTTTAAAGGGGCTAACCTCTTTTAACTTTAAGAATACGCATTTAGTTAATTCATTAGATGTAGGGTTAAAACCTTGCACCTCTTGAAGTCTAAAATAAGCGTTATCAAAATAGTATAAGTTTCTAAAAGACCATGTTTTAAAATCTACCGCGTCCATATTAACGAAAGCTTCGACTAACTTACTATCCTTGTCCGTTATCTCTCTAATATACTTAGAATGATATTTATTATAAAGGTTATTGTCTGTTGGTATAATATCGTCGATAAAGTCGTAATAGTAAACCTCACGAACTAACCCAAAGTTAATGTCTAAAGTAGGGTTAAATGGATCGTCAAAATGTCCAGCGTATGGATATTGAGTTTGTGAGATAGGCGGGAATACCGCACTTTGGTGTACCCAGTTTTCAAAGTTATCCTTTAACCCTCCGTAGTAAAGCGTTCGCCAATTAAACTTAGTACTAACTCTATTACCTAACTCGTCTACTTTTAAAATAGTTGAGACTACTCTGTTATTACCGTTGCCTTGATCCGCTAACGGTGTAGGGCTAGACGGCACTTCTGTTTTGCTTACCTTCTCGCTAAAATCGTTAGTGGTTAGTATTGAACGTTGTCCGTAAGTTGCTAACCAATCGCTTTTATATTTTTGGTTTAAATAGTCGTTATCATCTTTATGTTTATAAAGATATTCTTTCGCGTCTAAAGCCCCCACTGGGTTATAAACTATCCCCTTGTCAATAGATACCTTCTCCCGTAAGTCTATTACGTCAGTATTATAAAACGTATCTCTAGGGGCGTATATTAAATGCTTTGGCTTGTCTGTGTCTATGTCTACAAATAGGTTATATTCCTTAATGTAGTTCATCAAAAAATCTAACTGCTTAACGTTTTCAGGGATCGCTCGCTCTATCTCGAAGAAACTCCCCTCTAACATATTAGTATTGGAAACCTTACCCGCTAAAGTACTTGGAGTAAGGCTAACCAAATTTAACGTAGCATTACCCCCAGAGAAAGTACCCCCTCCATCTCTAAAGTAGTTAGGGAAATCAGTCTCGTAGTTAGCGGTATATTCAATATAAACTTGGTCTCCCGTATTCATTTCTTTATTGATAATTGCTAACTGCACTCTATTCGGCGGGTTAACTTCTCTAGGAATATCAACAAGGAAAAGCTCTGTGAAGTAGTCAGGATTGCCAGCAGTAGGTAATACCGTAGAAGTTCTGTTACCAACAGAAAAACCTTCGTGTTTAATCCTAAAGTTTATTTCCTCTATCGTTGTAGTAGTTGCCGCACTTGCGTCATAGAATTTAATTCTAGCGATAAAGTCAACCTCCCCGAGGCTCTCCAAACTAGATATAGTATCGTTAGGTTTAAAATTTACAAATATGTCGAATATAGAAGTAATCGAATACCTACCTAAAGCAGGCGCGGTAAACTTTCCGTTAACGTTATTATAAACACCTCCAAGGTCTAACTCTTCAACCGTGAAGATAATTGTGTCAGGAGTACTAAAAGAGCCTTTAGTTAAGTTGTTGGAGGTGCTTGTTCCCGTATCGTCAAACACTGCCGTATTAGCTTTGAACTCTCTTAGTGCTATATCGTCCGAGTCTAATTTATAAGCGTCTGGACTTCCTGGAACTATTAAGTGTTTAAAATGATCCTCAAAATCTGAATCTAAAAACTCGTAAGTAAAACCCGCTTGATCGTGTATTCTATCCCAGTACTCTTTTGCATAGATACAGCAGGCTATATCCATAACGTCGTATGTAACCGCGTCACTAGATAAACCGAAGTCTATAAGCGGATAGATATAACCTACACCTAAAGCACCTGGAATAGTACTAGGATAGTTTTTAAATATTTGATAAGGCTCTCCATCGTTACCCGTTGACCAGTTTTGCACCTCTTGGTTAATGATATGATCGTAAACATCTAACCCCGTTAAATCTGTTAACTCTAGGTTTTGGATTGACTTCATTAAATTAGCAAACTCCGAATAGATGACTATTGAGTACTCTATTTCTTTGTTGTCGGTTATATTAATTTCTTTTAACTGACAATAACCGCTAATCGTTTCCGCGCCATTTAAAATATATCTGCAATCTGCTTTTTTAGTAACGTCGAAAGAGCTAGTAATAATGTTAATATCCCAAATAGAAGCGAATAAAACGTTAGCCTCTTTTGAGTTAGGTACTGTTACAGATTTAGAATAAGTAGCGTTTCTTTTCTCTGGGTTCTTTATGTCCGTGATAGACCGAGTAAAAGACGGATCAAGAGAACGGCTTAAAGGTATTTCTATTCCATTTATAAATAATTGCTCTCTCATTATCTACGTTGTCTAAAGTTATCCGCTAATTCTAATTCGATACTAAAATTAAACACCTTGTCTACTTGGTCTTTTAACTCTCTCCATGATTTAGAACCTTTGATTATCGCAGGCTTAAAGTTATGGTCTCCGTTATTATCTACAAACTCAACAAATAGCTGAGGACTAAAAACCATCTCCTTTAACCAGTTTAGTTGAGTCTCGTTAATTAGTCCGCTTTCCAATTGAAGTTTATTAGAGTACTTTGTATAATAGTTTATCTTCTTAATTGTGTCGTGGCTATAAACCAATCCAGTAGAAGTTATATTATTAGCGTTCGTGGTATAGTCCTTACTCTCTCCATCGGATAACCTTTTACTATTACCTTTGAAGTTAAAAGAATCGTAAGCCCCGTATTCGTTCTTGAAGTGTACTCTAAACGTTTCGTAGAAGCACTCGCTATCTAAAGTGAAATATAATATTTCTCCTACGGCAGTGCCTGGACTTTGAAAGCATTGAACGGTATAACTAGCGACAGAAGATGTTATAACTGGCTGCGCTCCAACTAAGAAAGCCCCCGTTATATTATTAAGGCTTTGTGGTGCTGTTGCTACGCTATTCATTCTCGATTGATCTAACCCCGTTACCGAGTTGTTAGGTATATCAAAAGTACCAAGCAAAACACCTGACGAGTCGTAAGTCAATACGCGCACAAAATCCACACTCGTGGGCGTTTCGCTTAGATACCAATGCCAGCCTAAATCCGTTAGGTATACGCTTGGAGTTTTATAATTAGTTAAGAACTCGCCTTGGTTATTAGTGTCGAATAAGTATAGTAAGTACTCGGAATTGTTATAGAAGTCTATCCATCTATGCTCCTCTAAGCTTGCTCCAAAAGCGTATTTATCTGTACCCGTTACTAGGTTCTTATATTCTACGATAGGATCGTTAGCGGTTAGCCTATACTCTTCCCCGTACTCTACAAAATATCTAATTACCGCGTTATCCGTTATTCTTATAGCGTCTGTATCGTCGTGCGGTACGATATTCTCCTTAATGTACTTTTCAACGTGTCCGCTTAAATCTTGAACACCTCGCCCTAATAACGGGTCTGGTGTTACCTTTGCCGTGAATACAACCGTAGAGCCGCTAATATAGTCTACTATCTTAATATCGAAGATATATCTATAATCTGGTTTAGTCCTAATAGAAGCATCGTTTTGGAATACTTGCACTTCCATCTTATTATAGACGGGACTAAATAACCTTGTATCTGTGTTAATTACTATCGCCATTGAGCGTTATTTTTATGTTTAGACTTTCTTGTGTATTTTTTCTTATTATTATACACGTTATGTCTTGTAGCCATCTGTATCTCTTGTTGAGTAACCTGTATTGTTTTAAGTTGCTTCACCTTTGAAAGCCTTTTTTAAACTAATTGTTATTTCTTTTGCTCCTACTTCTTCTAGTCTATTAACTAAATCCTCGGCTAATTTGTTATCAACTACGTCAGAATAAAAGTTAGTTGCTCGTATACCTCTGTAGAATACCGAGTTTTGAACTACGAAAGGATTTACCCCATTGTTATAAGACCAAGGTTCTAGCGCGCTTATAGGGGGCTTCCAACCGTTCTTCTTAAAACTAAACGGGCTGGTGTTGTTCTTTTTAACGTAAGAGAATAGCCCCGACTTACTTACACCGCCTACACCTTGCACCCCTTTATCAACAAACTCCCAGTAGTCCTCCATCTTCAACTCGAACTGATAGTTAGTGCCTAAGAATTTAATATCAAATACAATAGACTGCTCTAACGTCTTAGGGGTGATAGAGGTTATTTCTTTTTGTAAGTTATTTCGTAGGTCGGCTTGCAACTTATTGCCAAAGTCTTGAAGTACTCCAGCTATAGTGTTCTCCTTACCTAGTGTTACTAAGTCCTTATCTTCTATGCCTAGCAAGTTCTTGCTCATGTCTTTCTCTTTCTTCTTCTGCTTGTATTGAGTAGTACTGCGCTTTACTCAAAAAATCTATCACGTTCCTTTTAGCGGTATTATCCCAATTCTCATCTAGTCTTTTACTAATTGCTTCGATTGTCGCAAACCATCCGTATATTCTTTGTAATCTTCCAGGACTTCCTCCCTCATCCGCTTCGATATCTCTATTGAAGAGGTAAGGAAATAGTCTGTAAATTCGTTTCGTGTCTTCAAAAAAAAACTGGTAATCGGATAGGTGATCGTTACGGGTAAGTCGTTAAATCCTTTCACTCGTTCTGGTATCTCGCTCTCGTTAAACTCGAAATACTTACGCTTCAATAAACTTGGCTTAAACGGTCGGCAGATATAATACATCGCCAAAGCTAGATCATCGTTCTTTGCTGCTTCTTGAACTCCTGCGAATCGTTCCGCTGTTAGTTCTTTCGGATTCATTGTAACCTCGTACCAAAGACCATGTAGTTTAAATGTCTCGTATATCTTTTGCGGTATTGGAGTAGTCAATAAGTTTTTAACGCTCTGCAATTCTCCCAAAGGTATTTTCTTTGCCTCGTCTTCTGTTACCCCTAACAAAATAGCGTTTTGCTTAATCAACAATTGAACGCGCTCTAATTCGCTTTCGGGCTTCTCCTTTAAAGTCTTGGCGTACTTCTGAAAGTTTAACGTGCTTATATCGTTCCAGTTCATATCTATTAAACG